GAATAAGAGGCCTGTGCTCTTGTAAAGATAGACCATTTGTGCTACTATACTCGTAAGCAGGTCGATAGTACGGGATCGACCACCGCCCGGAGATGAGCGCCGGCACCTAATCTATTGGTGTCGGCGTTTCTGATTCCGGAGGTGGATAGATGTTTGAGGACCTGCTTGCAACGTTTGCAACCCTGGGCGGCCTGGCTGCTCTGATTTCTGTGTTGATCAACATCGGCAAAACGGTGGGGATCATCCATGATGGCCAGGCTCCAACCTGGTCAACTGCGCTCAATTTGGCGGGTTTGATCGCGCTGTTTGTGCTGCAGCTGTTGGGTAAATCTGACCTGGTGCCGGCCCTGGACAGTCAGGCTGGAGCCCTGGCCAGCGTGCTGACGGCTATTTTTGGGTTTGTGTGGCAACTGATTGTTTCGCTGAAAGCGCACGGAGCCCTTAAGGGGGCGGCCATCGTGGGCAAATCGTTCAGCCTGGAACGGGCGGCATCTACGCCATCCGAATATAGAGGATAGCAACGTGGGCCCGGATACGCTGGCTAGTGCGATTCCGGCTACAGCATGGGAGCAGGCAGCGTTTGTTGTCCTGCTACTCATCGCTGTGGCGTTAATGCTCTATTACAACGAGCGATCACAACTGCGGATGCAAAAATTCATCGAGCAGCGTGACACTCAGTGGCAGCACTGGATGGACGTGCGAGATGATCAGGCGTGTAAATCGCTGGGCGCTGTTACGAGTGCGTTAAATAAATTGGCAGAAAAACTCGATGCGCACGATGAGCGCGTAGATGTCAGATTGCGCGAGGCAATCGAGACGGTTGGTAAACGGCGAGCATCTGATCGGGCGGTAGAGGATAAACGGAGGGCGGCGTGAACTACTGCCTGTTTCCGTTTGCAAACATTTACTGGCCAGTGAGTCAGGTTTTTGGCGTTAATCGGGCAGCCTATGCTCGGTTTGGGTTGGATGGTCATAACGGCGTAGATTGGGCCATCCCTGTTGGGACGGCTATCCTGGCTGTTGCCGATGGTGATGTAACTGCTGCGTATCGTGACCCTGGTGGGTTTGGCCTGCATGTGCGAGTCCAGCATCAGGGGTTCAGTGCGATCTATGCCCATTTCTCCAGGGCGGATGTTCGCAGTGGAGAACATGTTACGGCTGGCCAGCAGCTCGGGCTGTCTGGCGGGGCTGTTGGGGATCCTAATGCTGGCAACTCAACGGGGCCACATCTGCACCTGACCATCAAACCTGATGAGGGTGGTCAGACTGGCTATGCTGGCGCTGTGGATCCGTGGCCCTGGCTGCGGGCACCTGGTCATGAGCCTGGTGTAGTAGTCGCACGGGCAACCGTGCGTGTTGGGGTCAACGTGAGGATGGTCCCACAGGCGGGCGACGCCAATACAATTATCGGATTACGACAACCTGGTCAGGTCGTGGATCTCGACCAGATCAATGGCGACTGGGGGCGCATAGCCACAGGGCGCATTGAGTGGATGTGTCTGCGTCAGGGCTCTGCGGTGTACTCCACTGTTGAGATGCTCGTGCCACAACCTGATCCTGAGCCTGTATCACTCGCTGAGTGGGCACAGGCTATGTACACATGGGCGTGCGGACTGGGCTACTCGGGGCCACCACCGGAGGCATGATGCCAATCAAAGTGCCGACTCTCTGTAAGTGGCCAGGCTGCCCGAACGTTACGCGGTCGGGATCATACTGCGCTACTCATGCCCGCGCTAACGAGCGCCAGCGTGGTAGTGCAGCTCAGCGTGGTTATGACAGCGGTTGGCGCCGAGTGAGAGCTCGTTATCTGGCTGCTCATCCGTGGTGTGCAGATCCGTTTGGTGTGCATGGTGGTGTGCCGGTTGCGGCGACTGATGTCGATCATATCCAGAGACGCCGGTCAGGTGGCTCGGATGATGACAGCAATTTACAGGCGTTATGTCACGCGTGTCACTCACGCAAAACTGTAGTAGAGGGGAGGGGCGGTCAAATCTCTGCTAACCCTCAAAAAGAGACCGTCCGCTACCTTTCGTCACACACCCGCGAAATTGGGGAGGGGGGGGTTGAGGGCTTGGAGGGTGGCTATGGCAGGTAGACCAGCCAAACCGGCCGCGCTGAAAAAACTCTCTGGCAATCCCGGTAAGCGGAAACTGGGCGCTGAGCCTAAATTCGCAGAGGGGGCGGGGATGCGGTGCCCGCGCCATTTGTCGGAGGTGGCCAAGCGGGAGTGGCGCCGGGTGAGCGCAGCGTTGCGTGAGACCGGGATGCTGACGGTGGCAGACCGCACGGCCCTGGCAGCCTACTGCCAGGCGTATGCCAACTGGGTGGAGGCTGAGCAGCACATGCAGCGCGAGGGGCGAGTGATGACGTTTGCGTCTGGGTACCAGCAGATCTCGCCGTGGGTGAGTGTTGCGAAAACGGCGCTGGCTGAGATGCGGCAGTACATGACCGAGTTTGGCATGACGCCGAGCAGCCGGGCCAGGGTGGCACAGAAACCTGCGGAGACTGAGGATCCGTTTGAGGCGTTTGTGCGGCGCAAACTGGACGAGGAGCCAGCCCGACCATGATGAACATCCCGGAGCAGTATATGGCGGATGTGCTCAGCGGGCGGCAGGTGGCCTGTAAGTGGGTGCGGCTGGCGATTGAGCGGCACCGGCGTGATCTGGCAACGGCGACCGAGTATTATTTTGACCCGGCCGCGGGGATGCACGTGATTGAGTTTTTCGCATTCCTGAAACACAGCAAGGGGGAGTGGGCCGGGCAGACGATCCAATTGGAGCCGTGGCAGCAGTGCTACCTGTACATCCTGTTTGGATGGCGGCGTGTGGCTGATGACCTGCGGAGGTTCCGCACTGGCTACCTGGAGGTGGCGCGCAAAAACGGCAAATCGACGCTGGGGGCCGGGATTGGGCTGTACCTGATGGTGGCGGATGGCGAGCCAGGCGCAGAGGTGTACAGCGCGGCAACGAAACGAGACCAGGCGCTGATTGTGCACAACGAGGCGACCCGGATGGTCAAGGGATCTCCGGGGCTGCGCAAGCGCGTCAAAGTTTTTCGTAACAACCTGCACATTGAGGGGACGGCCAGCAAATTTGAGCCGCTGGGCGCGGATGCGGATACCCTGGATGGGCTCAACATCCACGCGGCGATTGTGGACGAGATCCACGCGCACAAGAGCCGGGACGTGTGGGACCGGCTGGAAACGGCGACCGGCGCCAGGCGGCAGCCGTTGATGCTGGGCATTACGACGGCCGGATATGACCGGGAGAGCCTCTGCTGGGAGTTGCACGAGTACCTCCAGAAGATTTTGGAGCAGATTGTTGCTGATGATACGTTTTTTGGGATGATTTTCTCGATTGACGAGGGCGACGACTGGGCTGATCCGGACGTGTGGATTAAAGCCAACCCCAATCTGGGCGTGAGCAAAAAAGTGGATGACCTGGTGCGCAAGGCGAAGCGAGCGCAGGAGATCCCGAGCTCGCTGAACTCGTTTTTGCGGCTGGAGTTGGACATTTGGACGGAGAGCGAGAGCGTTTGGCTGTCGATGGAGCACTGGCAGGCGTGCGGCGGGGCGGTGGACGCGGATGGACTGCGCGGGCGAACGTGCTACATGGGGCTGGACCTGTCCAGCAATGTGGACATCAGCGCATACGCGCTGGTTTTCCCACCGCAGCAGGAGGATGATCCCTACCAGGTGCTGATGCGGTTTTTTATCCCCGAGGAGGGGATGAAAAACAGGAGCCATAACGACCGGGTGCCGTATGACGTTTGGGTGCGGCAGGGATACATCACGGCGACGGGCGGCAACGTGATTGATTACGAGTACATCCTGAGCCAGATTGACGAGGACGCCCAAAAATATGACATTGCGGGCGTGGCGTTTGACCGGTGGGGAGCGACACAGGTGAGTTTGCGCCTGGCAGATGCCGGGCTGGCGGTGGCGGCGTTTGGGCAGGGGTTTGCGAGCATGAGCGCGCCGACCAAAGCCCTCGAAAACCTGATTTTGGGGCATGAGCTGGCCCACGGCCATAACCCGGTGCTGACATGGATGGCGGCCAACGCGGTGACGGAGGAGGACGCGGCGGGCAATATCAAGGTGAGCAAACGACGCAGCCGGGAAAAAATTGACGGCATTGTGGCGCTGGTGATGGGGCTAGACCTGGCGCTGCGGAGCGGCGGGAGCAGCGTGTATGAGGAGCGCGGAATCATATGGATTTGAAACGACAACGCATGACGATGGCGGATGCTGCGGCGCTGGTGGGGCTGGCCCTGCTGGCGGTGGGGTGCTGGATGGCCTGGCGGCCGCTGGGGCTGATTGTGCCGGGCCTGCTGCTGATTGTGTACGGAGTAATCTCCGGGCTGAACGAACCGACGAGAGGTGAGCAGTGATCATCAGCCAGTTACAGAAACGATTTAGACCAGGGCAGGAGCCACCGGAGGGCTGGGGTGAGGTGGGCTGGCTGCGGTCGGATGCGGGCGAGCTGATCTCGCCAGAGGCGGCGATGAGCATCAGCGCGGTGTATGCGTGCGTGCGGATTTTGGCTGAGAGCGTGGCGAGCCTGCCGTTGATGCTGTACCGGCGACGGAGCGACGGCGGCAAAGAGCGCGTCACAGATCATCCGCTGTACGAGCTGCTGCATAATGCGCCCAATCGGGAGATGAGCTCGTTCACCTGGCGGGAGACGTGCCAGGGGCATGTGTCGCTGTGGGGCAACACCTACAGCCAGGTGGTGTATGACGGCGGCGGGCGGGTGCGGGAGATCTGGCCGCTGCGCCCGGACAGGATGACCGTGGGCCGCACCCCGGCGGGTGAGCTGGGCTATGAGTACCGGCGTGACACGGGCGAGGCGCGGGTTTTCAGGGCAGACGAGATTTTACACATCCCAGGGATGGGGTTTGATGGGCTGGTTGGGTACAGCCCGATTACACTGGCGCGCAATGCGCTGGGGCTGAGCCGGGCGACTGAGAAATTTGGATCCAAGTTATTTGCCAATGGGGCCAGGCCCAGCCTGGTGATCAAAACGCCGGGGACGGCGAAACTCTCGGACGCGGCCAAGAAAAGATTACAGGACAGCTGGAATGCGGAATTTGGCGGGGTGGAACGGGCCCACAGCACGGCTGTGCTGGAGGAGGGCATGGACATTGCCTCCATCGGGGTGCCGCCCGAAGATGCGCAGTTTTTGGAGACGCGGCGATTCCAGCTTTTGGAAATTGCGCGGATGTTCCGCGTGCCGCCACACATGCTGGCGGAGCTTGAGCGGGCTACGTTTAGCAACATCGAGCACCAGGCGATTGAGTTTGTGGTGCATACGCTGCGGCCGTGGCTGGTGCGCTGGGAGCAATCCATGCGGCGGCGGCTGCTGACCGAGGCTGAGCGGGCCCAGGGTTATTTTGTGGAGTTTGCGGTGGATGGGCTGCTGCGGGGTGATGCAAAATCCCGCAACGAGAGCTATCAGATCGGGCGCAACGGTGGCTGGCTGTCTGTTAACGACATCCGCAGTTTGGAGAACCTGAATCCGATTGACAACGGCGACATCTACCTGCAGCCGCTGAACATGGTCCCGGCCGGAGAGGCTGAGGAACCGGTTGAGAGCGGACAGCGATCGGTGCAGTGGCTGACGGCGACAGAGGGCGAGACGTTGGAGGCGCGGTATGGGGCGGTGCTGAACCGGAGCAACCGGCAGGATTTGAGCCAGGCGCGTGACCTGGTTGACGGGGTGCTGCAGCGGGCTGAACCGGCCGATGAGGATGAGCGATCCAGTGGAGTAAGAGCGCTGTTTGCCAAATTGTTTGAGGAGCATTATCAGCGTATTTTGCGCCGGGAGATGCAGGATGTGCCCAGGCTGATGGAAAAAGGCAAATCCGGGGAACTAAAACGGTTTTACGACGAGTACCGTGGCTGGATGGTTGACCAGGTGCGGCAAACCGCGCTGGCGATGGCCGGGGCACTGAGCCGGAATGGGCAGCTCTCTGGTGAGGCGATTGTACGGGTTGAGGGCGTGTGCGAAGAATCTGCGCGGAGCTACACGGCACAGATGCAATCCGTTTTGGCCTCAACTGACCAGGTTGAATTTCCGGCAGAGGCCATGCTGCGCCAGGCGCGGGCGATGGCTGAACAGATTGTGACACAGATTGTGGAGGTGATGGATGACGACAACTAACACGGAACGGCGGATTTTTGAGACGCACCTGGAGGTGCGGGCGGTGGAAAACAGCCAGGCGCCGATGATTACGGGCCATGCGGCGGTTTTCAACCAGTTCAGCGTGGATTTGGGCGGCTGGTACGAGCGGATGAAGCCCGGTGCGTTCGCGAACAGCATCGGGGTGGATGACATCCGGGCGCTGTGGAACCATGACACCAACTGGGTGCTGGGGCGCAACAAAGCGGGGACGCTGCGGCTGAGCGAGGATGCGCAGGGGCTGGCGATTGAGATCGACCCGCCAGAGGCGCAGTGGGCGCAGGATCTGATGGTATCGATCCGGCGCGGGGACGTGAGCCAGCAGAGCATCTCGTTTTGGACGCTGCGTGACCAGTGGAGCATCGAGGGGCAGATGGTTGTCCGAGATGTGTACGAGGTCAAGCTGTTTGACGTATCGCCTGTAACGGCGGCTGCTTATGAGCAGACCGATGTGGGCGTGCGCAACAGCGAACTGTATGAGTTATCTACCCGGATGAGCGCAGGGCGGGCGACCGCTGGCGAGCTGAGCCGGTTGGATGAGGTGATTGCCCAACTCAATGGGC